CCAATGGCTCCGTCGTGTCTTGGGCTGCTGTTCCTTCTCCTAATAACGGCACGCTTACAATGGCGGTGTCGGGTACAGGCTTGTCTGGCTCAGCTTCGTTTACTGCAGACCAAGCAGGCGCGTCCTCATTCACGGTAACGTCCAACGCTACTAGCGCCAACACAGCTTCGGCTATTGTTGCGCGTGACGGGTCGGGTAACTTCTCGGCGGGTACGATTACCGCTGCGCTGACAGGTAACGCATCAACGGCAGCCACGCTTCAAACGGCCCGGACAATTGGGGGTGTGTCCTTCAACGGCTCCGCTAACATCAACTTGCCCGGCGTAAACAGCGCGGGTAACCAGAACACCACGGGCTCTTCAGCTTCCTGTACTGGTAACGCAGCTACTGCTACTGTCCTTCAAACGGCGAGGACTATTGGCGGCGTGTCTTTTAACGGCTCTGCAAACATTAACTTGCCCGGCGTCAACGCAACGGGTAACCAGAACACTAGCGGCGCCGCAGCTACATTGCAAACGGCCCGGACAATTGGGGGTGTGTCCTTCAACGGCTCCGCTAACATCAACTTGCCCGGCGTAAACAGCGCGGGTAACCAGAACACCACGGGTAACGCGGCCACAGCGACCACTTTACAGACCGCTCGCACCATCAACGGCGTGTCGTTTAATGGTTCCGCCAACATTACGATTACGGCTGCGGCGACTAACGTAAACACCCGGCTTGCCTCTTTGGGTGTTGGCACTGCGGCCTCCGGCACTGCTGGCGAGATTCGTGCGACAAACAACGTTACTGCTTACTACTCTGATGACCGCCTGAAGACAAAGCTTGGCCCAATCGACGACGCGCTAGACAAGATCGACACGTTGGCGGGTTTCTACTACGAGGCAAACCAAACAGCGCAGGATTTAGGCTACGCCGTCATTCGTGAGGTTGGTGTCTCCGCGCAGTCGGTTCAAGCGATCATGCCTGAAGTAGTCGCCCCCGCACCAATTGACGATAGGTACTTGACCGTACGCTACGAGCGCCTTGTGCCCCTGTTAATTCAAGGCATTAAAGAGCTCCGCGCAGAAATTAAAGCACTGAAAGGCCAGTAATGGCGTTTGCCCAGTACCCATTTGGTTACGCTCCGTTTGCGTCGTCGCAGCTACAGTCTCCTAACGAGCTGATAGAAGTTACCGGCGTTGAGGCGTCGGCTGAACTGGGTGCTATTACGGTTGTTACAGATCAAATTCTTGCGCAAACAGGGGTTGTTGGTACGGGTGCAGTTGGCGCTGTCTCTATATACGCGGCGGCAAACCTAACTCTTACGGGAACTCCAGCGTCAGCCCTGCTTGGGTCGGTCTCGCTTGTTACAAATAACATCCTAGCGCAAACAGGGGTTGTCGGTACATCCACACTAGATACGGTTATCGTAGAGGCTAAAGCTGAGGCATACGTAGTGGGCGAAGAAGCCCCTGCGGAGCTTGGGACCATATCGCTAATAACTAACAACATCATCTCTGTTACTGGGATTGGGAGTACTACAGCACTAGGCACCTCAGTTATACGTGCGACGGCGGAAATATACCCGACCACCGTGCTGGGAACCACGCAGCTTGGAACAGTCGCTACTATTAGCAAGGCAAACGTCTACCTAACAGGGGTTTCCGCCGAAGGCTATATTGGTTACACTAACGTCTGGGGATTGGTGAACACGTCGCAGACGCCAAACTGGACCGCCATATCAACATAAGGCAAATAAATGAGCAGCACTTATTCACCCAATTTACGTATTGAGCTAATCGGCACGGGCGACCAGTCCGGTAGCTGGGGTACGACCACAAACACCAATCTCGGCACACTGATTGAAGATGGTATTTCTGGGTATGTTGCGGTATCAGTAGTAGCCGCCAATCAAGCCCTCACAGCAAACAACGGCGCCGCCGACCAAGCACGAAACGCAGTTTTAGCGTTGACAACCACTACCGGGGCAAACTTCGCGGTCTACGCTCCCCCGACTGAGAAGACGTACACTGTCTATAACGCTAGCGCCTATACCGCAACGATTTACAACTCCACAGTACTTGGCAACACCACTGCTGCAGGTGCCGGGGTCGCAATCCCAACAGGTAAAACAGTAACGGTGTGGACTAATGGAACCGCCTTCGCTTTCCAGAATAACCACCTTTCATCGCTAACGCTCGCAACAGATTTAGCTATAGCTGATGGCGGAACCGGGGCGTCTTCCGCTAGTGACGCACGTACAAACCTCGGGCTTACTATTGGCGCGGATGTTCCCTCTCCTACAGGTACAGGAGCTTCTGGCACATGGGATATTGCCATCACTGGCAACGCTGCTACAGCAACCAGCGCAACCAGCGCGACAAACGCAACGAATCTAGTCACAGCTGCATTTTCCGTTGTAGAGTCTGGGGGCAAGTTATACTTTAAGTATGGGGCAACAAATATCGCGTCCCTTGATTCAAGTGGCAACTTTACCTCACTAGCTAACGTAACCGCCTACGGCACACCATAAGGAACTAACATGGCGTTACCAGCATCAGGGGCTATATCCCTTAGCCAAGTAAGCGTAGAGCTAGGGGCGGGGTCTACATCTACGAGAAGTTTGAACGACGCCACCACACGCACATTGTTTGGGGTCGCTAGTGGCGCAATTGCAATGTCGAATGGGTACGGCAAAGCAAACCAGTTTTCCTTCTCCATAGCAAGCAACACAAACAACGCTAACTTGCGCACACTTGCGGTAAACGCTGGGTGGGATCAGAGTACAAAAGTAGTCGCAACACTGAATTCCGGAATATATTTTAGTAGCACTGCAGTGGGTACGGCGGCCTTAACTATTAATGGAAGCTGGCCCGGTGGTGTTGAGTTTATAAACAATGGTACTGTTGTCGGTGATGGCGGCAATGGTGGCCCCGGAAGCGCCAACGCAGTAGGTGGCCCCGGAGGCGGAGGAGGTCTGGCGCTACTGGTTCAGTCTGCGGTGTCTGTGCGAAACAACGGCATAATTGCTGGTGGTGGTGGTGGGGGCAGCGGCGGTTTTCCACGTACCTTTGGGTCTGGTAAAAGCATCGTACAACGTGCTGCTGGCGGTGGTGGCGGTGGTCGCTCAGGTTTGACTAACTCATCAGGAGGAGCTGGTGGAGACTATTCAGGTTTTAGTACCCCCGGTAGTCCGGGTGGCGCGGGCACTGTAAGTAGTGCCGGAGCAGGAGGAGCTGGAGCAAGCAGCGGCGGTTACACTGGTTATGCGGGCGGCGCTGGTGGTGGATGGGGCGCCACCGGCACCACTGGTGAAGCAACCTATCAGAGTGGAGGCGCTGGGGGTGCGGCTACATCTGGCAGCGGCTCGTACATTACATGGCTAGCCACAGGCACTCGCTATGGCTCAATTGGTTAAATAAATGAAAGGTAGATTGTGAAAATTTCATACACATACAGAATAGACTCCGTTGACGAGGCCGCACGTTGCATGGTGGTAGAGTATTCATCCACAGGGCATCAAACTATGATGATTGGCGCAAGGTTGCCGTTTGCGGACGAAGAGCTGGAGGCGGTTATTGATATGTACGCACCAGTAACTTATTGGGTGGAGCAGCAGGCTCAGGTTGTCGCTCCGACCGTTGGTGCTACTGGTACTATTACCCCAGTTGTTGAGGTGTATCAAGAGATAGAAGGGCGGCCTATCGATATTACGATTTCTCCTGTCCAGCTATGAGCGCGTCTTTTACCGTTACCAACCACATGGCTTTTGGGTGGAACGTTTCCCGGTGTCATTTGGCTGAGGGTAACAAATACACAGTTACCGTTACCGCAGACATACTAAAAAGCCAAGTTCAAAACATTACACTGTTTACTAAGGGTAGTGTAGAGGGAACTAACAAAGACGGTGTTACTGCGCTTTTAGTACCTGTGCGAACGGCTGGGTACACAAACTTAAACATCCCGGTAGTCCCAGCGGGGGTGTATGAGTTTGTAGCGCATGAGGAGTCTGAGTGGTGGTGTATAGATTACATCCACAACCGCAAGGAACTTCCTGATGCTACCGTTTTCTCATTGGCCGCTGGAGACACTACAGTATTACCAGTAGGCACTAAGTTTGTCCTATGTGCTGGCACTGTTTTGGTTGGCGGTGTGCAATATAGCGCTCCAAATGCTTTTGATTTAATCTCCGAAGACTTAGTGCTGGAAGCTAAAGAACAATGCTATGGGTTCACATTTACAAAGGTGCGATGATGTTTAGACATAATGCGTGGATGGCCAATGTTGCGTACTACACAGGAGTCGTGGCTCTTATTGCCGCGCTTATATCCCACCCGTATATGCTTGGGTACTCTTTTGTGCTCTATCTCATGGCTGCGGTCACATTAAGCGTTGGATACCATAGGTTGTTCTGTCATGGTGCTTTTAAAACATCACGTTTCTGGCACTACACTTTTGCGACTTTTGGTGTTCTGTTTATGTACAGCAGCCCTCTTCAGTGGGTTGTTACGCACGCAACGCACCATAAGCATTCTGATACCTCTTTAGACCCACATGAGGGGCCGTTAAAACCTGCGTCCATGCTGCGCAAGGGTTACAGGGATGTACCGCTTAAAACAATTTTAGCTAAACGTTTGCTACGTGACAAAATGCACCTATTTGTAGATAGGTACTACGCTTTGTTGTGGCTAGTTATGGCCACTGTAATTTTTGCCGCATCTCCACAGGTGTTTGTTTACTGCTACTTGCCTGCCGTTGGCGCTGCGCATTTGGTTGCAGCGCTTCACCAAACTTTTAGTCATACGGGTAACAAGCCAAACGACTTATGGATGCTTGAATACATATTCCCATCCGCTGGTGAGTGGCTACACGGCTACCATCATAAAAACTGGCAGTCTTGGAAGTTTTCCACCCAATGGTATCACTTTGACATGGGTTCTTGGGTTGTCCGGGCTATTAAACGTAAAGACCAAAACGCGGTTAAGTACGTATGATTGTTGCCCACAAGCCTGATGTAAACCCAGATGATTACTGTTACGACACCGGGCTAACTTTTGGTGCCGAGTTTGGTGAAAAGCTCTTAAACGAGATTCTTATCAAGCCAGACAGGTTTAAGCAGCGCTTCAACTACAAGCGCGGCAAGAACTATAAGGACATGGTTAGAGAGATCGGTGCGGATAAGGCGCGCGAGTTAAACCGAAGGAAGCTTCAGTTTCAACAGTTCAACCCCAATCAAACACCAATCTCATTTCTTCAATGGTTCCTACCTGAAGACATGGACACAGAGTTCTACTCTTCTGTTCCCCAGTGGCTGTTTGACCTGTACCCCAACGAGCCTAAGTCAACCATACAGACTTCTAAAAACGGTCAGTACCTACCGACCCACATGGGGCACAAGCGTTGTTCCTCAATGTTTATGCTGCTACAAGGCCAAGAGCAGGAGACACGTTGGTATCGAAACACTGAGCCCTTTGAAATTATTGACCCATACCGCATACCTGATTGCGACAAGATTGAACATGTTGTTACTGCCGTGATGCAGCCATACCGTTGGTATGTCTTTAACCACCAAGCGTGGCACAGCGTTCACAATTTCTCAGCTGGCGGCGTTCGGGTAAACATGGGTTTGGATTTTGACCATGTTTCTACGGTGGATTTGGTTGCCGCAATTAAGTCGGGAAACTGCGGTGCGTCAGCATGATTGTTGCGCATAAGCCAGACGTTAACCCAGACGACTATTGCTACGACACCGGGCTAAAGTTTGGCGCAGACTTGGGCAAGGCACTTTTAGATAAGTTTTTAGTAGACCCAAACGTTCTCGCTCAGGACACAGTTGGCATCTACGGAGAGTATGCAGCCACCGCTGCGCAAAAACCCTATGCGGACATAAAAGAAATGGCGCGGAGGAAAAAACAGGCTCGCGACCATAATGATGGGTTGCCCCACGTCAGCGCCAAACAGTGGTTGTTCCCAAATAACCTGCGCCAAGAGTTGGATGAAGTGACTCCGGACTGGTTGCGTAGTGTAGAGCCTGACACGGTTTTGGCGGTTTTGCAGGCCACAAAAGGTGGCAGGTACTTTGCAGTACATTGCGACAATAAGCGAACCTCCTCTTTGTTTATGCTTTTACAGGGGCAGGGACAAGAGACTTGTTGGTACAGAAATACCGAGCCTTTTGATGTTATCAGCCCAGCTAAGATAGCTGACTACGATAAAATTGAGCCTGTTTTGACGGTTGTTCTCCAGCCGTACAGGTGGTACGTGTTTAACCACGCGGCATGGCATGGTGTGTCCGGCTTTGTAGATGGCGGTGAAAGGGTTCATGTCAGCTTGGATTTTAAATACCTTAGCGCATCGGATTTAGTTAGAATGGTTAAAACCAACGCGACCTGCCGCGAGACTTAGTGTTTACTTAAAATATAACTAATGATGCCTGAACCCAAAGTAAAACACGCGGGCCAACTCGTAAGAGCGGCTCAGGTCGATAACGGACGGGCTATACGGGTCTACGACAATGTATTTGATATGCAGTTTCGAAATGGACTGTATTCTTTTGCGCTAGCCTCAAAGTTTAGTATTGGGTGGGCCGACAGCGAAAAACCCGAGAATCGTTTACATCAGAACCTTCACTGTGTTTTTTCCACGGAAGATGTGGAGCGCTCGGGCGTACTAGGCAGGCTGGCAACCACCCCTGTAGCGCAGGAGTTTGATGGACACAAGTTAGAGAAGTGCGTCATAAACCTGTCTACAGCATCAGACGTTAACTTTGTGCATTCGCACCCCGAGGACAAAGTCCTGCTGTATTACTTAAATTTGGAGTGGCGAGACGGTTGGCATGGGGAAACGCTGTTCTACGATGAGACGGGTAAGGAGGTGGTGTTCGCCAACGCCTACACCCCCAATCGCTTGGTCGCATTTGACGCGAAAATACCACACACGATTCGGCCTCAGTCTCACTTAGCGCCTCAGTACCGCTTAACTCTTGCCCTGATATACAACAAATGCTAATTGTCGCCGACAACGTCCTAGATGCACAGAGCCTGTGGGAAGTTCAGGACTACTATAAACCCGTCAGCTCTAGATACATACACTGGGTGGACGGCACGCTGAAGGAGATGATAGAATTGCAGTCTCCACTGTCCGAGATTCTAAGCATTGCCGCTTGCGTTTTTGACCTGTCTAATATGAGTGGGGTTGAGCAGTGGGCGCATGATGGGACAAAACCTGACTGGCACGTGGACAAAGACGAGGTGCTGTTTAACCGTACAGGCGCTCTGGCTACGCCGCTGTGCAGCATAGTGTTCTACGCCAGCGTTAATTCGTTAGTAGGCGGCAAGTTTATGACAGACGATGTAACCGTTACCCCCAAAACTAACCGGATGCTAGCGTTCGGCCCCGGAGTACACCACGGCGTAGAAGACTTTACAGGAGTGCGAGTAGCTGTTGCGATTAATGCGTGGGCTACGAAACCCTATGCTAGCTGAACTGGCTATAGCCAACGCCGCGTTTGCGGTTATTAAAGAAACGGTTGCCAATGGTGGAGACATTATGGCAGCGGGTAAACACCTGTTTAACTTCTTTGATAATAAAGCGGCGATAGCTAAGAAAGCCAACGCAAGCGGCTCGGATTCAGAAGCGTTTTTTGCACTAGAGGCTATCAAACGGAACGAACAAGAGCTGCAAGAAATAATGATCTACTGCGGGCGGGCGGGGTTGTGGGACGATTGGCTGCAGTTTCAAGCTGATGCCAAGCGAAAACGAGATGCAGCGGTCAAGGCTGAAGCACTAGCTAGATACAAGCGCAAAGAACAGATTTGGGCTTGGGTTAACGGTATTTTGATAGCGGTGTCTGTTTTGTCTGGCGTGATTGTTATTGCCGTATTGGTGTGGGCTATATATACAAGGGGCGGAAATGGATGAACTTATTTCAATGGTTAAAGGCTTCGCGCCCGGTATTGCTACTGTACTTG